CGGCTTTCCGCTTGTAGATAGTTCTCGTTGGGCATATCCGGCAACAGGAGCTTTTCGAAGAATTCCCCCGTGCTGCGCATCGGCTCCCAATTAGGTCCTGGAGACATCTTCAAGAACTTACACTTCCCGCCGAAGCGGTACTGAGCCCTATGAGAATAACCATCGCCGGTTTTGAGCTTACCGTCTTTGGCAATGGGAACATATCTCGAGGGCTTTAGAAACGAAGTCCCTAGAGATAGATCTACGCCTTTAGGATAGACGAGCTGATGCATATATACCCTCGGATCCTTGGTGATATCGATGATCAGATCCGCAGCGCTCAACTCCAGATTAAACTTGAAGTAAACCGCGCGCATCTTTTCAACGATTCGGTCAGCTACCTTCTTACGGTATTTAGCGCTTCCAGTTCTTCGGAATTTCTCATCTCGAATGTACAATGCGTACTGACCGTCATCACCATAAACCACCACTAACGACAAACTAGGATCCAGCTCACTGCTGAGCTCCTCCATGACAGCACCAGCAACTAATCTGTGTATTAGCGAGTTGACGGTGCTTGTCAAGAGAGTACCCGAAGGCTGACCGGTGGCGAACGCATACAATGCTTCCTTCCAATAAACTTTGCCCCCAAGGCTTTGGTTGCTCATGTAAACGTGCAGATTAGTGAGCAAAGAATATGTGATTCGCATGTACGGGTCCTCCAAGTGCAAAGCCGCTTCATCGATTAACGCTCCGAGTATTCCCAGGATAGTCCTAAAGGTGATAGACCGATCGAAGTCAGATATGTCAATTGAAATGTATAGCCTGTAATCCCTGTGGTGGGGGTTATTGTATATACTTTTCCAAGTGGCAGCATCAAACTTCGACCCGATCATAATGCGGATGTTTGTAGTCTTCGTCCAATCACAATAACGCTTTAGAAGTGCGTATAGACCCATAGCCTCGGCCTGTTCTGCCGGGTCCATGATAGTGATGTTCCTACCTACGTTCTTTTCACGAAAGACTTTCTCATACACGGCGCGTACCGGTAAGATTTTACTCTTCATGCTTTGTGACATCAGCTGGGGTTGTTTTATTCCCCTCTTGAGAAATATGCTAGATATCAAAAGCATGTCTAACTCCGTTTTAACGTATAAGGCCAACTCGTCTTTGGTTTCAAAATCCTCAGCTTTGAACATGGCACCCGGAGATGATGCGTAGTTGATGTTCAAGCTAGTGAGGATATCCAGAAAACTAGTTGGCCTAACGATAAAAGGTGCTTCGATCCTCGCTCGTGTGTAGACAAAATCCGCATTGTATGTATCACTCTTTATGACATCCTGCGCGCCGCGTTTGAACAACCTCAGATAATCGGGTTCATCACCTCCAGCCCTAATACTCTTCATGGCAGAAAGCATTTTACCAATCATGCCGCCGCCTATTCCTAGGCAGCAATTGGTAAAGATGGAAGAAGAGGCTTTACAGGTGATGTCCTCGACCGCGAATGAATTAGCCCACCTCAGCTCATCGTCATGTGTATGGTCGATGAGCTGACCCTTCTCTATCATTTTGTATTGATAGCGAAGGAGACCTCGAAATGGAAACTTCGTATTAAGGAGCTGACGCAAACTCATCTCTACCGAAGGCCTCGAAGTACTCGGAGAGAGCCTTAGGGCTTTGGTAATTTGGCGGTTTTGCAGGTCTCCCAACGAGTTTCGCAGCTGGGGCAAAGTCGTGGATACAGCCCAACATTTCGAAATAGCTGACTGCAGCCTCTTCGGCGCTGACTTTCGCTCTTTCGAGTGTCGGAGCAACCCCATGTTGCTGGCTTGGTATGACACGAAACCCAATTTGTGAGCAGATGTCCCCGATCATCCAGGAGCACTCAGACATGGCCGATAGAACCCTATTCCACGCATCAATTTCCTTTCCAGGATTATTGAAGCGCTTCTGGGCTACTATTCTAACAGCCATGTTGCGCACTTTCTGGGCGGCAGGTCCCACAACTTGCTCGGTCCAACCAAGAGCTATCATCTCGGCGATGATCTCTCGTTGGTCAAATTCGAACTCGTTGCGGAACGCCACGCGAACGGGGTCAACTGCTCCCTGGAAGAGCCTCGCCATAGCTCTCCACTTGCGCAAGTTTTCAAGGCAACCTTCCATTGGGAAACCGTACATTTGTTTTAGTACGGCTTTGTACTCAACGGCTGCCTTGCCTTGCGGCGTAGTGAGGATCCTAACCAAGTCACTAACATTTACCTCCGAAGCTGCGTCTTTCCACTTACGCTTGAGGTCCTTGAATGCGGCACTCACTGCCTCGTTGACATCAGAAGGGGTCGTGGAGTCCGTAATAGCAAAGCTGAAATCCATGACGCGGGGGAAGTATTCGCCTCCCCAAACGAGCATATGCTTGCCGCAAAAACCGCGTAGAGCTAAGAAATTCGCGTATATCTGATCGCACACGGCAGCCCACTTCTTACGATATTCCTGAGTAAGGTCGTCTTCGGCCATATTAGTGCAATAAATCAGCAACCCACAACAGAAAGATTCGAGATCGTTGGTTTTAAGAACGACTCCTACTTCTGGGTAGGCTACGCTGTAAGTATCACAGTAATTAACGCATCTTGCGTTGAGAGTGGCGTCGGTGGGAACGTTCGAAGCATTCGCGGTGGTACGCGGTCTGAACTCCTTTCTGCCTTCACGTGGGGCTAGTGTTGCTGTGAGCTCCTTGGCGGGGACTTCGGTGTTGCTTGTTCCGTTGTTGTCAGTCATGTTGAGATATGAT